ACGTATGAGCGCAGGAGCAGTCAGAGCCGGCGGCGTGTTTGTCGAGATCGGTGCCGATCCGAGGAAGTTTTTCTCGGCACTGACTCGGGTCAATAAGTCTCTCGGCAATATGGGCCGCTCGCTCGCCTCGGGTGGCGGACGGCTCGCAGCTGCTGGCATTGGCATGGCGGCACCGATTGCCGCTGCCGTTCAGCAGGGTGCTGCGTTTGAGTCAACGCTGCTCAACATCAAGGCGAGCACCGGGGCCACTTCTGGCGAGATTGACAAGATCAAGGCGTCTGCGATGCAGATGAGCCAGGCACTCGGAGTTGGGCCAACCGAGGCCGCAAAGGGCATGCTCGAACTGCTAAAGGCAGGCATGTCGTTGGATACGGTTTTGGGCGGTGCTGGCCAAACGGCGATGGAGTTTGCCAAGGTCGGTGAGATGGATGTCGCTCAGGCGGCTGTGGTGATGTCGGACGCCATGAACGTGTTCAAGGTGTCTTCGGATGTCGCCGCCAATGCCTTGTCGTCTGCCGCCGATGCGTCCAGCACATCAATCGCTCAGATGTCTGAAGCGTTCTCAATGTCGTCTGCCGTTGCCGGGCTGGCCAACCAGAGCATTGAGGATCTGTCGGCCACGCTGGCGATCCTCGCCAACAACGGTGTGAAGGGCAGCGACGCTGGCACGAGCGTTAAGACGATGCTTATGCGTCTGATGGCACCAGCAGACGATGCCGTGGGTGCGTTAAATCAACTCGGGCTGTCGGTTGCCTCGTTCCGTGGCGCTGATGGGCAGATGAAGCCGATGGTAGAGATCATCGGCACTCTCAACCAAGCGATGGGTGGGCTTGACCAGACAGCAAAGGACGACATATTCCGCCGCATCTTTGGTGCGGATGCCATTCGGGCCGCGTCGATTCTGGCAACTGCCGGAGTGGACGGATTTAACGGCATGAAGGATGCAATGTCATCTGCTCTGCCGGTCGGCGAGAAGTACAAGATCCTGATGAGCGGCTTGGCTGGATCGGCAGGAAGCGTGATTGCAGCGTTGCAGCGGATGGCGATTGCCGTCTCTGACGTTGTGTCGCCGGCTCTGGCGAGCGTCGTGCCGTTCATCACGGGATTCATCGACGGGCTGACGAAGCTGGCGACCGACAACAAGGAAGCAATCATTCTCTTCGCTCAGGTAGCCGCTGCCGCCATTGGCGTTGGCGGTGCGATGATTGCTGTGGGCTACTCGTTGCAAGCGTTGAGCGGCGGCATTGGTCTTGTCTTGAAGGGCTTTGGTCTCTTTTCTGCCCTTGCCAGCCCGGTGCTGCTGGTTGCGGCTGGCATCGGTGCTGCGGTTTTTGCGCTCTACAAGTTCAAAGACCAGATCGGTGCGGCCCTCGGCCCGGTGGCTCCGCTTGTCCAAGAGGCAGCGGGAGCCATCGGCCAGGGTTTTGGCGCTGCCGTCTCTGACGGTATCGTCGTCCTCGGCGACCTCGCCAAGACTGCCACGACCACATTCAACGGCGTCTACGAGGCCGTCGCTGCCGGCGATCTCTCCGGTGCGATGGACGTGCTGTGGGCCGGGCTTGTCGCTGGCTGGCTTCGTGGCACGGAAGCGTTAATGTCCTACGTTGATCCGTGGGTGGCTGCGTTTCAAGACGTGTTCACGGACATCGGCACGGGCATCTACATCGCATGGGACAAGATCTACACGGACTCGTCGGCGATTCTTAACACGATGGGAGCCTTCATCATGGGCTTCTTTGACAACATTGCCAACGGAGTGATGGCGACGTTTGACAACCTTGTCGGTGCTATCCAGATCGCGTGGACTCGGGTGCAGGGATTCATCACGGGAGCGAAAGACACGGAAGAGCGTGTCCAGGCGATCAAGGACGAGAACGCCGCACGGGCAGAGCAGCGGATGCAGGAGCGGCCAGGTATTGAGGGCCGCACTGGAAAGGCAGCAAAGGAAAACGCGCAGGCAGAGACGCAACGGCAGGATCGAGCCGGTGCGATTATGTCTGGTGGAGAGGCCGACAAGGCTGCAAGGCAGGACGAGAACGCCAAGCGAGCAGCCGACCGTCGTGCTGGCGTTGTTGATGCAGAAAGGAAGCTGGGAGACTTGACGACTGCAAAGCAGGACGAGCGTGACGCAGCCAAGAAAGCAGCCGAGGAAATCGCAAACACAACCGGCGCGTCTGCGGCTTCTCCCAGCGAGAAAGCAGCGACGGCAGGTGCCGGCGTTGCCGGTTCTGACTCGGCTACCAGCAAGGCAGAAGTGGCTGGCACGTTCTCGTCCAACAACCTTGGCGGCATGGGCTTTGGTGGTTCGCTAGCAGAGCGGACTGCAAAGGCTGCCGAGGAAACGGCTAAGGGCGTCAAGGAACTGGTAGGCCAAGGCGGCGGAAAGGTGGCAGCGTAATGGCACTCACTTGGATTGAGGATGGCGACTCTCGCCAGGCCACAATTGTTAGGGTTGGCAAAAAAGCTACGTCTTCATACGTCAAGTCATACAAGGTGTTCGGCACGACAGACGATACCGTTGTGCACACCGCTGTTAGCGCAAAGATTGCCGGTCCATACGCAGAGCTTACTTACTGGCAGTATCCAGGGCTGCCTGGAATGAAGTTGATGGCCGAGCAGTACACCGTCTCCTACCTCGGCGACAATGCGTGGCAGGTAACGATTCAGTACGAGAAGGCTGGGGCCGAAGACGGAACTGATCCGCTTAAGCGATCAAGGTCATTTGATACGACTGGTGGGACGCAGCACATCACGCAAAGCATGAGAATTGCTGTTAAGTACGAAGCAGGAATTTTTAATGATGAGTACACGCTTCTTGAAGCTGAAAAGCGGTTTCCTTCAAATTCTGCCGATATGTCTGGAGCCATCGGCGTAGACTCAAACGGAGTCAACGGTGTTGATGTCGTCTGCCCGCAGTTGCAATGGCAGGAAAACTATGACGTTCCAAATGTTTACGTCACAAGCGCATACATACGCGGTGTTGCGTCCCTGACTGGAACAACAAACAACGCATCGTTTCGCGGGTTTGAAGCTGGCGAAGTTCTTTTTGTTGGTTGCAGCGGAAATCAAGAATGGGACGACCAAAAAGGCCGTGGCCCGTGGTCGCTCTCGTATCGTTTTGTCGCATCAAAGAACATGTCAGGAAACACGATAGGGGCAATCACTGGCATAGGAAAAAAGGGACACGAATACCTTTGGGTCCGCTACGAAGATGCAGTTGATTCCAGCACGCTGATTAAGAAACCCAAGGCTGTTTACGTCAACAAGGTTTACAACGAAAGCAATTTTGCCGGGCTTGGAATTGGGGTGACTTAATGACACGCCCTGATGGTCGCCTTGAGCCAGGTCAATCTCTCCGTGGAGCCATTTCGGCACGAGCGTGGAACCGTGCACAGGATGCTGCTGACCTTGTGCTTGGTGCAAATGCAGGCACATCTGGCGTTCAAGTGCAGCCAGTCCTAAAACCGTATACGTGGTGCTACTGCCAGTCTTCTGTGACCGTTGCACGCTGGGGCGTGCTTGAGATCACTGGCGTGCAAATCACGCCTACGAGCTCGCCAGGTGGTGCCACGGCCTCTTTTGAAGAGATGCCCGTACTGACAGGCGGCGCGCCGTCAGCGACAACGACGGCCTGGTGCGTGGCTGTGGAGCCCATTGAGAGCGGGAAGGTGGGCAGGGTGGCTGTGGGTGGTGTGGTGCAGTGCAAGATCGAGGTGGCGTCGTCTGGTGACACATTCGCCAAGTGCAAAGCGTCTGCGGCGGAACTGACATCCGGCTCGTCAGGCGAAGGCATGATTCTGTGGAAAGAGTCTGGCACAGGCGCAGGCAAGTGGGCGCTAGTTCGCCTGGCTGGTGGTGCAGGTGGATCTGGAATAGTGCGAGGCACGTTCACGGCACCGTGGTCAAAAGGATCGACAACAACAGTCACGTCTGCGGCATCATCAGGCGAAACGTACACAGCAAAGAATTACTTTGCGGCAATGACGGGCACGGGCTCTAAGGCCTGCGCTATCGCGTACGTTCTCGGTGAGTGGATCCTCATAGCGGCGGAGTGTTAGAACATGCTCGGCTCGTCGTGCTCGCCGTGTTGTCAACAATGCGCGCCGGTTACATCGGTTATACCAGCCAGTGTTTCGGTAACGCTCTCTAACGGTTCGCAGGACCAGTATGGCTATGTCACAACAAAAGAAGTGGTAGCCAACAAGCGAGCGATAGCAACCACGTTTTTTTCTTCATCAGAACAGCTAAACGGCACGCATTCTCTGGCGTGGGCCGGCCAGTTTGGCGAAGCGTATGGCGGCACATTTTGGCCTGTCGATTTATATACGTTTGAAAATGACTCTATACGTATTCGGTTTTATTTTAATAGCGTTATCCATGGACCAAGCTACGAACACTGGGCGATGGAAATAAGGACGGGACCGCTTAAGATGGTCCAGGAATACGGAGAAAATGCTAGCGTCCGTACAAAGTCTACAATGGCTTCTAGTGCGTGGAACTCTGGTGCATCGACGACGGCGCAAAATAGCGAGCTGTATTGGTATGTGCCGTACCGAGATCCTTCATTGACGACTCAGCCGTTTTGGAGATCGTCACCAACCCCAATGAGTTCGGTCGGCGGTTCTGGATATGCTGGTTTAAGCACAAACCCATCGCCGGGGGTAAGGATCAGCCAGTTTTGCAACGATACTTCACGCCAGACATCGTTTAGAGTGTTGCGACATGATAATTCGATGGGAGTTGTTTTTGACGGTCATAGATGTTTTGCGCTTGAGTATCCGTATGGCGCTACGGACTGCGAAGGGTCCGCGTCTACTTACCCTGCGCCGGTTCCAATTAGAATTCAAAGACAACTTTTCCTTCCAGCAAACGTACGCCCGTATGTGTCTGATTACGGTCTATTCACGCAATACGACGAAATCGTTCCATCTTTGACGCCGATTTTTGAGCAATCGTTTACGCTTGATGCTATTTCACTTGTCTATGGCGACGGAAGCACCATAGCCGTTAATACTTGATATGAAGCCAGCATCAGGACCAGGCACTGAGCTCAAAAAACTCCTAGCCGGCTGGCCGTTTTATCTCACCTCCTCTCAAGACTGCTCGTGTAACGCGAGGGCGGATGCGATGGACCGCCGCGAGCTTGACGCACCGGGCTGGTGTGAAGCCAATATCGACACCATCGTCGGCTGGCTCCGCGAGCAGGCCGAGGCTCGTGGCCTGCCGTTCCTTGACGTTGCTGGGCGACTGCTTGTGCGGCGTGCGATAGCGAACGCCCGGCGTAACGCTTGACACGCCTGCCACTCTATCGGCATGGGACGCCAGCGATCAAAGCCGAAGCCCACTACGCAGCCGCCTGCGGACATCTCGCCGTTTGATTCCGACGACGAGGAAGACGAAGTGGCTGGGGGCGGCATCCCTGACGATGACGGGTGGATTCACCTCAAGGGGAAGGAGCCAGCCAATGGGGAAGAAAAGCCAAAGCGGAAGTCTCCTAGACGACCTCCGTAAGGAAATGGCGTCTATACGCCACGGCGGCAAGCGTTGGCACGAAAAGATTTCACCCGAGCACCTAGCCGAACTTGCCGCAATCAAAGCAGCGTGGCAGGCAGGGGAGCTCGGGACGCGAAAAAAAACGCTGGCACGGACTATCTCGGTGAGACTTCAGGAGCGTGGCATCTCTGACGTTGGCGCACAGGGAGTGATCGCATGGCTCGAAGAAGCTTGAAAGACGATGTGGCTGCAGACGTTAGCCACTCGCAGCAGCTGGCTGCTGATGCAGAACTTGCACGGCTGCGGTCAGAACTGGCAACGTACCGAAATCGGTACAAGGTCGCCTTGGCTCAGATTGACCGGGAGCGTGAGCGTGGTGACGCCCTAGCGGGACTCTCTGGGATCGCAGCCACCAAACGGCCATTGACCAAGAGTGTCAAAGCCAAAAAGCACGAGGCGACTGCTGTGCTCATGCTTTCGGACATCCACTGCGAAGAGCGAGTCCTGCCCGAGACTGTCAACGGCGAGAACGACTACTCGCTTGACGTATGTCAACTTCGCATGAACGAGCTTGAGGAGCGGTTCCTTGCCTGCCTTGAGCATGAGCGGAATCAGGCCAACATCCGCCGCGTGCTCGTCTGGCTCGGTGGCGACTTCATCACCGGGCACATTCACCCGGACTGCATGGAAGTGGCACAGCTTTCGCCGATGAACGCCACGCGGTGGATCGCTGAAAGGCTGCGGGCTTTCATAGACGCCGTCGCTGATAGCGCAGAGTCTGTCATCGTCTGCACGAACGCTGGCAACCACGGGCGAAGCACCGAGAAGAACCGCATCGCCACGGAGCTCGACCACTCGTGGGAGCAGATGATGTATTTCACTCTGGCCCGCGAGGAAAGGAAAAAGAACGTGGCGTGGAAGATTGCAGAGGGCCACCTTGGGTACGTGGACTTGGACGGATTCCTAGTCCGCACAACTCACGGTCACTCAATTCGCTTTGCTGGTGGCGTCTACGGCGTGGCGCTGCCAGCCAGCAAGGCTATAGCCCGGTGGGACGCAGGCCGCAGGGCAGATCTGACCATATTTGGACACTACCACTCATGGGGATGGCTCCGTGGTGCACGCTACGTGGCAAATGGAAGCGTAATAGGCCACAGCCCATATGCCGAGCGTGTCGCCTCTCCAGAGCGTCCTTGCCAAGGCATGGCAATCATCGACCACGGACGGCACGAGGTGACGCGGGCCTATCCGCTGTTCTGCGACAGAGACCTGAGAGCCAGGCGTTGACGCATGCAGTACGAATTGACTGATGACTACCTGGCCGACGCACGCCAGCGAGCGTACCGCTATCAGGGCCAGTGGACCGGCACGGCAGGCTCGCTCGCAGCAGACGTTGCACGACTCTTAATCGAAAGGAAGAAGATGCAAGGATTTATCACTGATCTAGAGAACACCAACACGCAGCTGCGAGATGCCGTGGAGACTCGCCTGGCCGGCAACGCTTCCATGCCGACGCCTGACCAGTTGTTTGGTGGCGGATGTTGCGACGGTGGCAAGTGCCAGCCCAAGGACGACGCGCCGGAACAGTGGAAGGTAAAGGCACAAGAGAGCGCCGAGACGTATGCCGCCGACCGGGCCGAGCCCGAGGAGACGGTGCCTGTTGATTGGATTCTGCAAGGCCAGAAGGAGATGGAAGCTGCGCCGGACGACATCCGCTGGACTGGTGACAGCATCCTTGCCAATCAGGACGACGTATCACCTGCCGAGAAGTTGCTCATGGATGCAATTGATGTGGTGCGAGACAGACGCCCAAAGTACGGCGGCCCAAAGCATCACTTCCGCCGCACCATCGGAATGATCAACGCTGCTTTCTCCGAGGTGCTTAAGCGTCCGCTCACTGAAAGTGACTGGGCCATATTCATGACGTTTGACAAGGTGGCACGATTCCTCGGGCCAAACAAGACAGCAGACGGGCCGATTGATTTGGCTGGCTACGCGGCGTGCCTCGCCGAGTGCGAAGCGGCAGAGCCGGTCTAGTCTGGCTCCCTCCAGCCCTAGTCTGGCGGCATGGCAGACCAACAGCCGACCGCCGTCGTCATCGACGCACACGTTATGCAATTTCTCGCCGACTCCCGTCGCGCGGCGGCTGACGGTCTGACTTGGGCAGAGTT